AGGCTGACGACAAGGTGTGGCAGGATGATGACGAGTCCGAGATGCGCGTTGAGGTCGAAGATGACGACGAAACGGATATAGTCTCTGAAGAAGACGACGACGAAGACGACGCCAAGAAGACCGATGTCGTTGCCGAAGAAGAAGACGACGACGCCAAGAAGACCGATGTCGTTGCCGAAGAAGACGACAAAGAAGACGACGCCAAGAAGACCGATGTCGTTGCCGAAGAAGACGACGAAGAAGACGACGAAGAAGACGACGCCAAGAAGACCGATGTCGTTGCCGAAGAAGACGACAAAGAAGACGACAAAGAAGACGACGAAGACGACGCCAAGAAGACCGATGTCGTTGCCGAAGAAGACGACAAAGAAGACGGTGACACGAAGCACCCTGCGACCATGGCCGAAAGTAAGTTAAAGATTTCGTTCAAGATGAACGAAGCCAAGAAGCTCTTCGAAAACAACGACGTGCTGACCGAAGAGGATAAGCGTCAGTCGCGAGTGTTGTTTGAAAGTGCCGTGCGTTCGGTGGCGAAACAAGTCGGCCAGCAACTGCACGAAGCCTATCAGGCGCGGTTCACGGCGGCCAAAAAGCACCACGAAGCCAAAGTCGCACAACAGGTGGATCGCTATATGACGTATGTGGTCGAGCAATGGGCCACGGACAACAAGGTTGCGCTCCAGAACCAACTGCGGAATCGTCTCTCCGATAGTTTTATCGCGGGTCTTCAGAAGTTGTTTGTGGAGCACTACGTCGACGTGCCGCAGTCAAAAATCAATGTGGTCGAGGCGTTAGCCAAGAATGTCAAGTCTCTGAAGACGAAGTTGAGTCAGTCGGAAGCGAAGAGCGTGAAGTTGCATGAAGCCGCACGGGCGGCGGTGCGACGGGAGCGTCTGGCGCTGAAGCAGGAACATAAAGCACGACTGATTGCGGAAGCCGCCGGAGCGGTGACTGCATCGGATCGTGGTGCATTTGTGGAACGTGCAAACACCTTGAAGTTTGTCGGAACGAAAGAGTTCAAGAAGGATTTGATTGCTCTGCGGGAGCAGTACTTTGTGGCCACGAAGTCGGTTGAGCGACCGAGCAATGAGCCCGTTGCTGCCCCACTCTTTGAGACGAAGCAACCCACAGTTTCCGGTGTAGATGCCTACACGAAGATTGCGGATCGGCTCACAGGGCGGTCATAAACGCTCGGTTTATTCACCCATTAGTTACGTATTAGGAGAAGTTACATATGGCCATTCTAAAGAAACAGTTAGAGAAGAAGTGGGCCCCCCTGCTCGATCATACGGGTATGCCCAAAATCAAGGACGAATACCGTCGTGCAGTGACGGCGATCGTGCTTGAGAACCAAGAACAAGAAGCGCGGAAGGCGGCGGGAATCACCGGCGACCTCCTCACCGAGTCCGTTCCGACGATGTCGGCCGGCACGGGTGGGTTTGGGGCGGCTGCGACCTCGACGGGTCCGGTTGCGGGCTTCGATCCGATCCTCATCGCGTTGGTGCGTCGGTCGATGCCGAACCTGATTGCGTATGATGTGTGCGGTGTCCAGCCGATGTCTGGTCCGACCGGCCTCATCTTCGCGATGCGTTCACGGTACGGCAGCCAGTCCGGCGACGAAGCGTTGTATTCGGAAGCCAACACGGCGTGGTCGGCGGCCGGTCAGGGTGGTACGCACAGTGCCAACGCCAACCCGTTCTCGGGCTCATTCAGTACGTCCTCGGGTGCGAACACCGCGTTTGGTGAATCGCTCGGGGTGGCGAATAGCACCGGCGGGCTGCAAGCCACGAATGCGATTCCGCAAATGGCGTTCAGCATCGAAAAGGTGACGGCCACAGCGGTGACGCGTGCGCTCAAGGCCGAGTACTCGGTCGAAATCGCGCAAGACCTGAAGGCGATCCACAACCTCGACGCAGAATCGGAACTCGCGAACATTCTCTCGGCTGAAATCCTGGCGGAAGTCAACCGTGAAGTGATTCGGAGTATCGGATTCTCTGCGGCGAACGGCGCGGCGCAAACCGCGACGGCTGGAACGTTCGATCTCGACGTCGACAGCAATGGTCGGTGGTCGGTTGAGAAGTTCAAGGGGTTGTTCTTCCAGATCGAGCGCGAAGCGAACGCGATTGCCAAGGCGACACGTCGGGGCCGCGGGAACATCATCATCACCTCGTCCGACGTCGCGTCGGCGCTGGTGGCGGCGGGTGTGCTCAGTTACACACCGGCGCTGCAAGCGGACTTGGCCGTGGATGACTCGGGCAACACGTTTGCGGGCACGTTAATGGGTCGGTACAAGGTATTCGTGGATCCGTATGCTCCGACGGGAGCGTCGGCCGAATACTTCGTGGTCGGATACAAGGGCACCTCGCCGTATGATGCGGGTCTGTTCTACTGTCCGTATGTGCCGCTCCAGATGTATCGTGCGGTTGACCCCAATTCGTTTGTGCCGAAAATCGGATTTAAGACCCGCTACGCGCTGGTCGCGAACCCGTTCTCGAAGGGCGCAAGCCAGTCGCGAATGGTTCAATCGAAGCGGATGTGAACGTCTATTATCGTAAGGTTAAGGTCAACAACCTGTTCTAAGGTTGTTAGCATTCACCGAAAGAGGGGGCAGGAGCAATCCTGCCCCTTTTTTTGACTGCGCTGCTAAATATACATATGAAACAAACGCACAGTAAAAGTGAGGCACACAAACAAAAACTCCGCGAAGCCGCGCGCCGCAGATATACCGACCCACAGGAACGTCAACGACAAGCCGACCGTATGTCCAAACTCTATCAGGAGAATCCGTCGTTACAAAAAATGAATGGGGACGATGCGGCGCGCAAACGGGGAAGCACTCTGAAAGACAAGTGGCAAACTCCTGAATACCGAGAGCACATCTTAGCCAGCCGAAACACCCCCGAAGTCAAACAGAAACTTCACGATGCGTCAGTTCGACAATGGTCCGAACAGCGAGAAACCCTCGTTGAGGCGATTCGTGCGTCGCGCTATGTGCATATCGACCAAGAACATTTTCACGATCCTGAATGGATTCGTAGCACCAATGAACAGCTAACCCTGACAGAAATTGCGGATATTCTAGGATGTTCGCAGTCCTGTATGTCGCGGCAGTTTGCAAAATTCGGAATCGTTCCCAAACAACACCCGATTGCGTATACTGGCGGCGAAACGCAAATCAAAACGTTCATTGAGTCGGTGGGGGTGACGGAGATCCGTCAGCGTGATCGGAGCATCATTCCTCCTGTGGAAATTGATCTCTATCTTCCGAATGAACGTCTCGGAATTGAATATCACGGATGTTTTTGGCATAGTTATAATCGACGAGAAACGGCGGATGAGCGCCGACGACACGAGAACAAACATATCGCTGCCATGAATGTGGGGATTCGGTTACTCCAATTTTGGGATGTGGAGTGGGCACAGCATCCGTTGATTTGTCAAAATCTCATTCAGAGCGCACTGAAAAAAAATCATTCCATTGGTGCGAGAACGTGCGACATTCGTACTCCCCGACCCAGTGACGTATCGACATTCTTATCTACGTATCATCTTCAGGGCCCACGCCCCTATACTTATGCGCGCGGCCTGTATCATCAGAATGAACTGGTCATGGTGATGACTATTGGAAAGTCCCGTTTCAAATCGGGAAGTTGGGAACTACTACGATTAGCCACCAAATCGGGTCTTCATATTTCAGGTGGGGGGACGAAACTGTGGTCAGAGTTACGACAACTTTTACCCGCATCGTGTGAAGTGTATTCCTATGCGGATAAACGTCTATTTCAGGGGTCGGTGTATTCCACCCTCGGATTTACGTGGAGCCATGATACACCGCCGGGATATCAATATTGGAGGGATGGTCAACTCTATTCGCGGTTGGCGTTTCAGAAACATAAACTGGCATCACTGCCCGGGTACGTGGATACTCTAACGGAAGCCGAGAATATGTTTCACTGGGGATACCGTCGCGTCTGGGACGCAGGACAATCGGTGTGGGTATATCGTACCTAAATACTACTATGAGCACGCTCTCGATTCCTTCGGATACGTTCAATCTGTTTCCCGCCGACGGGGTTAGTCATGCGATGCAATTTGCGCGGCTGCCGCTGACCACGTTCACCATTCAAGAAGTGACGCTGCCTACCGTGACCGCCCGCGCCGCGGTGCTGAACACTCCCGGCATTAGTACCAAACATTTGCCGGATCGTCTCACGTATGACCCAATCACCGTGTCGTTTTTAGTGGATGAAGAGTTTCGCGCGTACCGCGAACTGTATTCGTGGATGTATGGCATGGTGGGGGGTCCGGATCGTAGTGCCGTCACGGCGGAGTTTGTGGAGTCCCAGATCAACTTCGTCTACCCAGCAAAACCCGCCGAACGGTTGGACGTCGCCGCACGGACGACGGCTGGACTGACCATTGTGAGTGCGATGAAAATTCCACTCCTGCGCATCATGTTTCATAATGTGTATATCACCTCATTGGGGCAAATTCAGTTTACGACGACCTCGACCGATACGATCACTCCTCTGACGTGCCAAGCCACATTTGAATACGATTATTATTCTATTGTTGACATACGACGATGATGCTATACTGGGGTCCAAATGACACTGGATGCAATTCATACCGAATGGGCCAAAGATTCGACTCTCGATTTTTCGCGCCCCGATGCCGAACTACGCAATATCCCGCTACTTCATGCGAAGTATTGGCAACTGTACACCACCGAGCGCAATCGCTACATGGTGGTGAAGCAGGAGTATGACACGGTCAAACGAGCCAAGACGGATTGGTATGCGGGGCGGATGAGTGACGACGAACTCAAGGAACGCGGCTGGCCTCCACAGGGGTTGCGCATCGTGCGTCAAGAAATTGATCAATACTTGGTGGCCGACGGAGAGATGGCGGCGCTATCACGGAAATTCGATAATCAAAAAATCAAGTTGGAATTTCTGGAAGACTGTATCAAACATATCAACAATCGAAACTTTGTGTTGCGGAACTATATCGAGTGGCTGAAATTCTCGCAAGGGGCGAGTTAGGACTACCCGCGACCATTCACGCTATACTACCAGTATGATGAATCTTGATGTGACGACCCCTAGTGGTCTGCCAAAAAAAATGATACGGGCCATCGTCTACCCGAACATCACATATTATGGGAAGGGTAAGCAAGTAGAACGAGATTCGTTTGTCCAATATTTGTCTACCGTTATCGGACAACTAAACCGATTGCGGAATGATATTTTCTGGACGATTTGGATGCCCGAACCGGTGTCGGCCTTGATATTTCCGAATACCCAACAAGTCGACTGGCCGCTGCCCACACACGCCCCTGCGATGCGGACCCATTTCGATGTGCTGTTAGCAAAGCAACGACTGTCCCACGACCATGATTGCGACCTTGTGTGGTCTCATCTACCCGAAGCAACCCATGCGTTGTATGCGACGATGGCGAATCTCACGCACCATCGCCCCGCGTTTTTCGGGTACAGTCATTGGACGGACTTCAACACTACGGCCACATGGGACGGAGCGAGTTTCCGCGAAAACATCAGCGGTCTCTTACATATGGATAGGTGCTATCTGAATACCGCGGCGCAAAAACAACTGTTGCTGCGCGAGGCCGCCCACCAGTTTTCAGACTCCGTGTGTCGCCGTCTCGACGATCTTCTGGTGCCGCAAGCGTTAGGCATTCCCGCCGAGCACATCGTCGCGGAGAGTAATCCCCACACCGATAAGATTATCGTGTACAATCATCGCCCCGATCCGTATAAAGATTTTCCCGCATTTCTGAAAGCCATGCGTGAGTTACGGACCCATCGTCAGGATTTTACCGTGTGGATTCCCTTACTCGACACGGCGCCTGAGCCGTGGATTTCTGTGGAGAAAGTCTCGAAGGCGCAGTATTATCAGCGATTGCATCACTGCCGCGTCGGAGTTGCCCCCAAACAAACGTACGCCGGATGGAGTTTGTCCGCGACGGATGGGTTGATGAACGGCTGTCCGTTTATTTTCTATGATGCGGATTACTATAAGGAACTCCATCCCACGGCGGACACTTTTACGAACTGGTCCGAGGCACTCACCCTCCTGCATCGGTATTTGGACGATGTCTCGTATCGCAACCTACGCGCAACGGAATCCCTGACACACGCCGCCACACTCACCACGGAACCGCGCATGGCTGCGCTCAGTGAGTATCTTACCACCCTGACGGCGTCGTTGCCGATGCGACAGACGGATGCGACGTCGCATCTGGTGCAATTGATACGGTCACACGGAAGAATCACAAAACGCGAGATTATGAAACGCCTGTGTTGGGGTCGGGGAATTGGGTGGACCTACTACCGCCGCGCCCTGTTGGCCCATCCCCATATTTACGACACTGTTGGCGCAGAACCGATCTATCAGTGGGTCGAGTGACTCTATCGCATATGATGGCCCACGTCGTTGCCCCCACAGGACTTCATCATGTCGGCTGATATCGTCATTGCCCCGCTGCATCATTCTCGGTCGTATGTTTTTGCAGATGAGGGCATCACTAAAGAAATCGGTGAATATTTTTCCTACGAAGTTCCCGGCGCGCGGTTCATGCACGCGGTCAAGCGTCGACATTGGGATGGACGAATCCGTGTCTATCACAAACCTACTCAAACACTACCGACGGGATTGATTCCCCGTCTAGAAGTGTTCGCCGCCTCCCGAGGGTATAGCGTCCGAAACACCCTCACAACCACCCGTTCTGAATGGTCGGAGTTTGATACCGAATGTCTAATTGCAAAATATCCGGTTCCCTTTGAAATCCGCTCATATCAACGCGAGGCGATCACCTATGCTCTTCATCACCAACGATGTGCATTATTGTCTCCGACGGCGAGTGGCAAATCACTAATTCTTTACTATTTGGTACGACATCTTATGGAGGCAGGTCCGGTGCTGCTTATTGTGCCTACCATTTCCCTCGTATCACAGTTGACTGAGGACTTTCGAGAATATGGCTGGACCGATGTTGATATGGCGGTACACCAAATCACTGGAGGGGTGGAGAAACAAACCAATAAGCCGTGTGTGATCTCTACGTGGCAATCCGTATTTCGACAATCAGAAGCGTTCTTTGCGCGGTTTCATACATTGTTAGGGGACGAAGCGCATTTATTCAAATCCACGTCACTCCAATCGATTATGGAAAAACTCCCTCAGTGTGCGGTGCGTATCGGCGTCACCGGCACACTGGATGATGCAAAGTCACATCTTCTACTCGTGGAAGGCAGTTTCGGCCCCGCACATCGAGTCGCCCGCACCGCAGACCTTCAGACGCGGGGTCATCTCACTCCTATTATGGTACAAGCTCATTTTTTACAATATGGCACACGTGATAAGTGGATGCTCAAAGAACAGAAGCGAAGTTATCACGAAGAACTGGATTATTTGGTCCAGCATTCTGGTCGGATGTCGTGGCTGGTCGATTTCGTGTCACAGTTGACGGGAAATGTGTTGGTGCTGTATACATATGTCGAAAAACATGGGATTCCGTTGTATGAGGCGATACGGCAAACGTTAGGTGCCACGCGTCCTATATATTTTGTGAGTGGGGATATTGACGGCCCTGCGCGGGAACGCGTGCGGGCGCTCCTAGAGAGCGCAGAACACTGCGTATTGGACTTTGGTGACCTTCAGGTGCGATGCACCCCCGAGGAGATGGTGCCCTTGTCTAATGGTCGCCAGAAGCGCGCCAGTGAGATTTCTTCTGAGGATGACGTGTTGGAGACGTGGTGTCGCGCCAATAGTAGCGTATTGAAAATATCTAAATAGAAGTAGGGCAAAGATTCCCGAACGTTTCACTTTAACGAAGAAAAGGACACCACGTATGGCACAATGGGCTAAAGTAGATCGCAAGCAGGATTCCCCGATTTGGGCGCCCGCTCAGGTAGGAAAAGCTTCCACTCGGGCAGAAGCCAACACCCTGTTTAACAACACGACCGCTGACGCCTATATCACGGGCGCAACGGTAGGCACCTATGGTGTGTCGGTCGCGGAAATGGCGGATGGCGTTGTTGGTCAGGTTGCGAGTGTGACTGTATCGTCGGCGGGGAGTGGGTATACCGCGCGTCCTACGGTTTCATTTTCCGGTGGTGGAATTGAAGCCACGGGTGCCACCGCACAAGCGACGGCAAAGATCGTGACGGGAAGCACCATTTTCGCAGGGGGGTCAGGCTATGCCCCCAATGATGTGGTGACAATCAACACCTCGGGTGCTGCGGGAGCAACGACCGGCGCGAAGTTCAATGTGTTGACCGTGAATGCGGCCGCCTCAAACACCGTGCTGACCATCTCGATCAACACCGCTGGAGCATTTACCACACTCCCGACGCGTGTCGCAAACAACGATGTGACCAACACCACGGGTTCCGGTAGTGGTCTTAGAATTAACCTCGCCTTCGGGGTGTTAGCAGTGACGATGACCGCCAACGGCACCGGCTATGTCTCTATTCCGACCGTGACCTTCGGTGGTGCGGGTGGGACGGGATCCGTCGCAACTGCTGCGCTGGGTTCCGAACAGAGCAAGGTGACTTCAGCGGGATGGGTGTTACGGAAAGTTGTAGGGAATCGCGTCCAATATGAAACTCTTGTTGCAATGAAGACCATTTCGAGCGACGCCAACGACGACTCACAGTTCCCTGAGTAATATTCGGGGTTCGCGAATACCGAATGGGGGAGAGCAGCAATGCTTTCCCCTTTTCATTTGTGGTGGGAATATTCCCACTAAATATTATGGTATACTACCTATTGTATGAGTCAATCGAGGTATCGCATATGAAACCCGTGAAGATTGAGGCGACTAATGAAACCAATTAGTGTGCAGAAAGAGAAGGTGCAGGACGCGATTCTAATCGCGTCCTATTGACGGCACATTCAGCACCGGTGTGAATATTCGTAAACTGCATCATGTCGTCTTTGCGTCTCCCTCCAAAAGCCGATATCGAGTGCTTCAGAGTATCGGTCGCGGTCTGCGCCTGCATGCCAGCAAAAAAGTAGTATATGTGATGGATCTCGTGGATGATGCCCATCAAAAATCTTATGTGAATTATTGTTATAAGCATTGGGCGCATCGGGCAAAATTTTATCAAGAAGAATCTTTTCCGATTGAACTATATACCCATTCTATTGAGGAGTCGCATGGACAATCCTGAATCT